TTATACTTTTGTACAAAAGATACTCAGTGGCCTAAAACTACTGTTTAAATTAGTGCGTAAATATTTTTTTAACAATTAAACAATAACAGTTATGAGTGGAATCAATTTAGATCTAATCAAAAAACGATTAGGCGAGATCAACAAAGGTAGTAATGGAGGTGGCGGTAATGGTAGCCGAAAAAGTAATTTTTGGCGGCCAGAGGCTGGAGAATACAGAGTTCGTATTGTCCCGTATTTACACAATCCCAGTAATCCTTTTGTTGAAATTGAACAGTATCCTTATTTAGATCGTGGAACAATATCTCCAAAGAACTGGGGTGAGCCTGATCCTATTGAAGAGGTAATGTTGGCTATTAAGAAAAAAAGCAATGATGAAATCAGAAATGGTCATCAAAATGAAGATTGGAAGATTGCTGGTAAATTACGTTCTAGTATTCGGTTTAATCTACCTGTTGTAATTAGAGGGCAGGAAGGTAATGGAGTTGTAATTTGGAGATTTGGAAAGGAAACATATAATCAATTATGTGGTATCTTAGTTGATCCAGAATACGGTGACTTTACAGATGTTTATCAAGGACGTGATTTTACTGTTACTTATAGTAAAAATCCTAATGGAAACGGTCATGTAGTTTCTAGTTGTTTGCCAAGACCAAAAGAAACTCCATTATCGGATGATGCTGAACTAGTTAAGAGTTTATTAGAAAACCAACCTAATATTCTTGATGAGTATGCGGTGTACAAAAAGGATTATGTTACTTTGAAGGATTTGATTAAAGAATACTTGATTAAGCTTCAAAGTGGAGAGATTCCAATGTCCGCACCTAAGAAGAAGGAAGAAACTCCGGTAGTTGAACAAAAGATTGATGTTCCTGCATCTTCTACAGGCATGTTATCTGTTGATGTCCCTGCTGATCAAAAAAAGAAGGAAGTTACAGAGAGTTTTGATGCATATTTTCAAGATGAAGAATAATGGCGAAAACGCAAAAGTCAACCGCACAAGCGGAAATTAGCAAAACTGGTTTTAATTTAAATGCATTTAAGAAGTCTAACAACTTGGATAATGCTACTAAATTTAAAGAGCAACAATGGATTCCACTAAGTCCTGCGTTCCAAAAGGTATTATCCGTTCCTGGAATTCCTAAAGGACACATTACTATATTTCGTGGAAATACTGACACTGGAAAGACTACGGCCCTCTTAGAGGCTGCCGTGTCTGCCCAGAAGATGGGTGTTATGCCTGTGTTCATCATCACTGAGATGAAATGGAATTGGCATCATGCAAAGCAAATGGGATTCCAAGTAGAAGATGTAGTAGATAAGGAAACGGGAGAAATTACAGATTATGAAGGTTTCTTTATTTATTCTGACAGATCCTCTTTAAATACTATCGAAGATGTTGCTGGATTTATTGCAAACCTATTAGATCATCAAGCAAAAGGAAATTTACCTTATGACTTGTTATTTCTTTGGGATTCTGTAGGATCTATTCCTTGTAAACTAAGTGTTGAATCTAACAAGAACAACAACGAATGGAATGCAGGTGCAATGTCTACTCAGTTTGGAAACTACATTAATCAAAAGATCTTGTTGTCAAGAAAGGAGAGTTATCCTTATACTAACACCATGGTTGTAATTAATAAGACATGGGTTGCAAAACCTGCTAGTTTTATGGAACAACCTAAGATGAAGAATAAAGGAGGTGAGTCCATGGCTTATGATGCTACATTAATGGTAACATTTGGTAATGTAACTAATAGTGGAACTAGTAAGATCAAAGCAACTAAGAACGGAAAAGATGTTGAGTTTGCCAAGAGAACAAAAGTTTCAGTAGATAAGAATCACATCACCGGTCTTCAAACAAATGGTCGTGTTATTATGACTATCCATGGATTTATTGAAGATGATAAAAAACAACTTGATGCTTACAAGAAAGATCATTCACATGAATGGGTATCAATCTTAGGCGAAGGTAAGTTTGACATTATTGAGGATAATTCCGAGTGGGAAGAAAGCGGTAGTGTTGTAGAATTTTTATCACCCGTAGAGGATACAGAATGATAGATCAATCTTTTTTAGATTCTATATTTAGTAACCTGGAAAAGAAAGCCGAGGTAACACCATCAGGTGTACTTATAGTAGATTCAACTAATTTGTTTATAAGAAGCTATTCAGTTAGCACCCACATTAATAGAAATGGGGATCATATAGGCGGGTTAGTTGGATTTCTTCGGTCTCTTGGATTTATTGTAAGGGACTTTAAACCTAAAAAGATAATATTGGTTTTTGATGGAGAAGGTAATAGTACTAATAAGAAGTACTTATATCCTGACTACAAGGCCAATAGGGGAACGGGAAGAATTATTAATTACAAAATTCACAATTCAAAGGATGAAGAAGAGGAATCAATGGAAAACCAAATGGGTAGATTGATTCAATATTTGAAGCAATTACCAGTTTCAATGATCTCTATATCTAATTATGAAGCGGATGATGTAATAGGATACTTGTCAAATAAATACAAGGAGAAGGAAGATGTTATAGTTGTATCTACGGATAGGGATTATTACCAGCTTGTTGAAAAGAATGTCAAGGTATATAATCCAAGAATTAAGATGTTAGTTGATGAAAGCTATATCTTTAATGAGTTTGGGGTATATCCACATAACTTTCTTACTTTAAAAGTATTGGTTGGTGATGTATCAGATAACATTCCAGGTGTTCAAGGAATGAAAGAGAAAACTACACTAAAGTTATTCCCGGAAATGGGAACCCGAGATGTAGTCACATTGGATGATATTTATCGATTATCAGAAGAACGTATTGCAAATAATAAGATTTATTCAAGGATACTAGGATTTTCCTACCAACTTGAAATAAACAAGAAAATTATGAACATTATGCAACCTAATATTGATGGTACATATGAAGAAAACATTAATGAATCCATAAGTTATATAAATGAGATTGGACCACACAATTTTAGATTATTGTCGGATGTTGATAGGATAGGGGATTCATTCCACGAGTCGTGGGTAGTGGATTCTTTTGGATATTTAAAATAATAAATACGGTTATATGAGCAACAATAATTTGCAAAATTTAGAGGATTACGGAAGTAATTTTCAAAGTAAGGTTATCGCATTACTAATTTCTGATAATAACTTTTTGAATGATGTATTTGATACTATCGTTGTAGAAGATTTCAATAGTGCATCTCATCAATTTTTGATTGAGGCAATCCTAAAATACTACTCAGAGTTTCATATCTACCCAACTTTGGATGCATTAGCAATTGAGGTTAAGAAAGTATCAAATGAGGTACTTAAGATTCAGATCAAGAAGGAAGTAGATGCTATTATGGTTCATATGAAAAGTATGATTGATGCTGACTACGTAAAGAAAAACTTTTTCTTATTCTGCAGAAATCAACAAATGAAGAGTGCTATCATGACATCTGCTGATTTAGTATCTAGTGGTGGAAACTTTGATGATATTTTTAATATTATTAGTAAAGCAGTAAAAGCAGGTGTTCCCAAGGATTCGGGGTTAAAATATAATACTGATGTTGAAGCAAGATACCGAGCAGAGTTGAGAAAGACAATACCGTTCCCATGGGCCCCTTTTAATCTGTTAACGCAGGGTGGATATGGTGAAGGAGATTTAGTATTAGTCTTTGGATCTCCCGGTGGTGGTAAGTCTTGGGTAGTTTGTGCAATGGGTGCATATGCAGCTAAGCTTGGATTTAATGTTGTTCATTACACTCTTGAATTAGGTGATATCTATACTTCAAAAAGATATGATGCTATTCTAACAGGAATTGATTCTAAGGATCTAGGTAATCACAGAGATGATGTACAGGAAATAATGAAAGGATTAGAAGGCACTGTTGTTATCAAAGAGTATTCTCCTAAGAGGGCATCATTGGCAACAATTCAGTCACATCTTAGACAATTGGAAAGTAATGAAGGATTCAAACCTGATTTAATTATCATTGACTATCTTGACTACTTAAGACCTAGTTCTGTTAGAAAGGATAGAAAAGAAGAGATCGATGATGTCTTTATTGAGGCCAAGTCACTTGCCAAAGAACTTAAGATCCCAATCATATCTCCATCACAAGCCAATAGGACCGGTGCCAAGAGTGATATCCTAGAAGGAGATAATGCTGCAGGATCATACGACAAAATTATGATTGCAGATATTATCATTTCTCTTGCAAGAAACAAGGATGATAAAGTGGCTGGTACGGGTAGATTTCACTTCATTAAGAATAGATATGGTGGTGATGGTCTGACTTTTAATGCATTAGTTAATACAAATAATGGAGACATTAGAATTGACAATGATGCAAGAGATGAAGCTAGTGAAGCTGAAAATATAAACAATTTTGTTGATCAAGTTACAGCAAAAGCTGCAGGAGGTGCTAGTACTTTCTTTGGAGTTAAAATATAAAAGTTCTTGTTATGTTTATAGTTTTTGTTACAATACTTAAACCATAATACAGAAGTACGGTTATATTTATTTAAGCCCCCTTTTAGTTTGGGGCTTATTTTTTCAACTTTAAATACATTAAACATATGAGTATATTTGACAAGCGAGTCGCATTTAAACCTTTTGAATACCCAGAGATCCTTAAGTACAAAGATGCCATCAGGCATTCATACTGGATCCATACAGAATGGAATTTTACTAGTGATGTGCAAGACTTTAATACTAAGTTAAACACAAAAGAAAAGAATGCAATAAAGAACACATTACTTGCTATTGCTCAGATAGAAGTTTCAGTTAAAAAGTTCTGGAGTAAGTTAGGAGATCAGTTTCCTAAATCAGAATTTGATCAAGTTGGGATGACTTTTGCTGAGAGTGAGGTTCGTCATTCAGATGCATATTCTCATTTGCTAGAAGTACTTTCACTAAATGATGACTTTGTTGTTTTATTAGAAAACCCAGTTATACAAGGTAGAATTGATTATTTAAGCAAGTATTTAAAAAATGCATCAAGTGATAATAAGCAGTTATATACATTGACACTAACCTTGTTCAGTTTGTTTACCGAGAACGTTAGTTTATTTAGCCAATTTGCTGTTATTAAGGCATTTAATAAGCATAAGAATATGCTGAAGGATATTGATAACGTAGTGCAAGCAACACAAAAAGAAGAAGTAGTTCATGGTTTACTTGGAATCTACATTATTAACAAAGTAAAGGAAGAATATCCAGAATGGTTTGATGGGGATTTCTACAAAAAGATTGAACGTGCTTCTAGAAAGGCTTACGATGCCGAAGTAAAAGTAATAGACTGGATCTTTGAAGAAGGTGAATTAGAATTTATTCAGAAGGAAACTCTATATGAATTTATAAAGTACAGGTTTAATGAAAGTATACAGATGATCGGTGGTGAAAAAATATTTGAAGTAGATGAAACTAAGTTAGCTGACATCGAATGGTTTATGGAAGAAATATATGCTCAAACACATACTGACTTCTTTTACAAAAAGCCAACAACATACAGTAAGAAAACAAAAAGTATAACTTCAAACGATTTATTTTAATATGGAATATAGATGGTACAACGAAACTAGTAAAACTTTCTTAGAAAGAGATTATTTACTACCAGGTCAAACTTTAGATGAACGTGTTGACATTATTGTTAACCATGCAGAAAAGATTCTTAATAAGCC